CTTCTCACAGAGACAATTCGCTCTGCTCAATGAATACTGGGCTATAACTGACCCAAAGAAGCAAGCTGAGTTCCTTGAGAAGCATAAGGCTGAGATTGGAATTAACCCGCGCCAGGATTATCTCAGGGCTCACTCTAGCGAAAACGCTCAACTGGCTGTCTGGGGGCAGTCCAAGATACTTACCGAAGAAGCCTATACCGAGTTTAACAGGCTCATAAAAGAATTGGACATTCCCGACAATGCTATACCGGAACTAACCCTGCCACCTGAAGGAAGTATAGATGCCTACTTTCGGAGAGAGGAAAAGGTAAGTGAAGGAACAGAGGGTGACGCGGAAGGACAGTTACTATTACTTGAGGATTACCTGAAAGTCCACCCCACAGGAGTTCCCCTAGAGGGTGAACCCCAATCTCTTTCTGAATGGCAAGACCTTCAAGTTTCCGACAAGCCATTAGAATATCTACAACTTAGAGTAGACAATCAGCACTTGTATGATGCACTGAAAGAAGCTCAAGAGGCTGATGACCAGGAAGCTATCGATGCTGTTAGAGCTACTACGGTGGGTGCTGAGACATTCCGTGACATAGAGCGCCGGGTAGATGCGATGGGTAAGGGAACAAGAGAATCCCCTATCTCTGATGAAGTTGTCAACGATTATGTAGAACACATGAAAATAGTTGATGAGACAAGCGGTAATAGTGCTGAGGCAAAACTCAATAGATATGATAACCCAGACCTCAATGAGTTCTTAATGAGTGAGGATTATCATGGCGGGCAAGCTGCCGAAGCATTGGATAAGGACAAAGATTACCTTGATAATTACTTAGTTCCAAGATGGCGGATTGATGTCAATTATCGCACTGAGGATGCTGAGTATGATGCCATTGAGACGACACAGGGGCGACAGGACTACCTCTTAGAACACGAAGACTACCGCAAGGACAGGCGAAGGCGTGAAGCCCTTGAGATGACCAATACCATAACTGGTGACAGGTTCCCACTTGAGCAAGTAGAGAACTTTGTTCTTTATCACGAAATAGAGATTAAAGGTAAGAGGCAGGAGAGATTCCTTGTGGAGAATGGCGGGCAAGACCCAGATAATCTTACAGGTTTTGCTAAAGCTATGCACAATATAGCAGGCATAGATATACCAAAACCACAAGATGTGCCATCGGTAGAATACGACAATATCTATGATGAGTGGAAGGATGAGTTCGAGAAACTGTGGGGATTGGCTGATAATGAATCCGAGTTTTATATCGAAGATGTTGACTTGAGAGAAGCTGGACGCCAAGCTATGAGGTTCACTACTGATGGTAAATATACTGCCTTCGGCTTGGCTGAGATAAAACGAGATGCCTATGGCAAGTTCGTGCCGGAGCAATATGTCGGAGACTATGTTGGCTACTATACCATCATAGGTGAGGGCAAGCCTGAGAACTGGAAGCTGGACACAGGAACCGACCTCTGGTTTGAAGACGACTGGTTTATGATGGAACACATGGACTTCTATCGGGATGTTTACCGAGATTTACTTGGCAATGAGAAATGGGATTTCACAAAAGTTCCGACAAGAACAGTATTCGATAAATACCTCAATTATCTTGCAGAGCCTCATGCAAAGGCAAAGAAGGACTTTCGTTTAGGAAATCTCGACCTCGATGCCTGGGGTGTGATAGCCTTTGGCTGGACTCCAATCTTGGAGCAGAAGAGAAGGGAAGAACTCACAACCTATGAACGCTTTATCGAGGAGTGGGCTGAGAGAGGCGAGGCTATCGAAGAGGAACTGAAAGCACTAAGGGAGTAAGCCCCGAAAGGGGAAAATATATACTCTAAAATGGGAGGAACTCAATGAGTGTGGACAAGACTGGTAAAGAGGGGGACAGAGGCGACAAGGGAGCTGGACCGAGTCTTCAGCAATCCGGTAACCAACCTTCCGCTACTGAACAGTTGACTTCATTATTTGAGGAAGGTAAGCAGTATACAGGTGAGGAAGTGGTGACGGCAGCAAGCAAGGTGATTGAGGATACCCTTGCTGCCGATGGCAGACCGCAGAAAGATCGGGCTGACAAGGCCGAGGCGGAAGTCACAAGGCTTACTGGGAATCTTGATACGGTTACTAATCAGGTAACTAACCTTTCTACCCAGATAGGTGCACTAACCAAAGCCCAAGAAGACGCTGAGGCTGATAAGGTCGGTGAAGACCCGGTAGCTCTGGCATCACTAAGAGCGAGGCAAGCAAACGCAAGGGAAGCTGCAAGGCTTGAAGGTGTAGATGCTGCCTATAAAGCAAGGGAAGCCAAGATGAGTGAGAGGGAAACTTCTGCCAATCAGAAGGAAACCTCTGTCAGCATCAAGCTCGCGGCTATGGCTGCCGGTGTTGATGAGACAAAGCTGGCGGGACTTGTCCCTGATGGCGACCCTGGGCGATTGGCTAATGCAGCCAGTCTTCTCAAAAGTCAGGTTGCACCTGAGATTGACCCTGTAACCGGGAAATCTAAACCGGCTGCCTTAACTACCACACCTGCTTCTGCTATATCTGCTGGTGGGGAGGGGCGGAGCGTCGCTGAAAAGATGCTCGAAGACGCCAAGAAAAAATAAACTTGGAGGGAAAGCACTATGGCTTTATCAGGTGGTTACTGGAACAACCTGGCAGAAGTGCTAAAGGCAACAACCCCCACGCTTATCCCTGGCGTGGTGGACGAGAACTACAAGAGAGGGAACCCAGTTGATATATTGGGTTTCGTTCAGGCCAATCATACCGGTGAATATATCCGATGGCTTCGCGAGAGTGCGAACCTTGAGGATAGCGTAGCCGATATTGGTCAGGGCGGACAGACAGTATTCAGCGAAGGTGCTACCTTCTCAGCCCAGACAGCCGTTCTTCGTATCTGTTACCTGATGTCAAAGATAGACAGCTATGACAATGCTATCTGGCAGAATGAGAACGATTACGAGAAAATGGCTCTTGAAGGCATGATGAGGGATATAACCAAGAAGCTCGGTCATAAGATTATCTACGACGACTACACCTACGACGGCACCGGTCTGTCAATGGATGGTCTTCATGCCTGGGCAGCAGCTAACTGGGGCGAAACCTGGGATATTGACGAGGGCGAAGGTGCATTGGCACTAGAGAATATGCGTATCATCAGTGATGATTTGAAGCATGGCTTCGACTTCTGGCTGATGCCTTTCTGTCTTGCTCGTCAGATTGACCGGGTATACAGGGAAATGGGTATTGCTTCTCTGAAAGCAGACACGGCAGGCGCTCTTGGCTTGATTAACTACGGCTTGAATGAGGCTGGTGGACGGACTCTAACCTTCGACAACAAACCGATAATCCGTTCCGACTTCATGGTGGCCGAGCAGGTAAACACAGGCCAGGGCACTACCAGTGCTGATGCGAGAGCTGCCTATAGCTCCGGGACCAAGCAGTATTCCATCTTCGCAATCAAGCTGGGAGCTACCACTCTTGGTAGTATAGACCCCGGCGTTAAAGTAGCGTTTGGTAAGACCGAGGCAGACGGCGCATTTTTCAACCTCGAATACATCACGAAAATGTCCGGCTACATCGGTAAGGCGTTGCGTCTTGCTGCGTATACGAATCTAATCGTTGGCAGTAAGTATGGCATAGGTCGAATCGTCGATATTACCAATGCACAACCTACGGCAGGATAAGGGAGGATAAAGAAAATGCCACAGATAGACCAACCAATCTATGTCCACGATGGTAGATACCTTGTTTTACCAGCGTATGTGGATGCCCAGGAAGGCTACCAAAATCTGGCTTTGCCAGACCTGTCCGTAGCTAATGCCAGCCAACTGTATCCCCTCGGCACCAAGTATGTAGATGGGGATAGGGTGTTCAGGTATGCGAAGTTTATGGGCACTGTGAATCCTGACTTTGGTGTCAAGGATACTCAACCACAGTCCGTAGCCTATGCGACTATCGCTGCCAATGCCCTACAGTATGCTACTACGATAGTGTTGGATGTAGCAGGGACTGATGGCAGAGGTGGAGATGGGGCTATTACTGTAGACTACCTTGCTGGTGGCTACATAGTAGTCTTTGATGCCAGTTCCAAGGCGTTCACCAGGCAGATAAAGTCCAACACAGTAACTACTGGTGCCGGGGAAATGACCATAGTAGTCACTGACCCTATCCCAGTAGCACTGATAGAGGATACTGACCACATTGAGTGTATGGCCAGCCCTTACAACTACCTAACTGCATCTACCAGTAATAACTACGCAGTATATGGTATGCCTCAGCTAGTCTACACTTCAGGCCAGTTCGGCTGGATTCAGACTTGGGGACCTACCTGGATAGCACCACAGGCAGCAGTTGGGAGCGGTAGCAACAACAAGATAGGTATCTTCCGCCACGATGGGTCTATTGACGAACTTGACTATTCCGATGCTAACAACAGCAAGGGTCAGATAGCAGGTTTCGTTATGACTCACGCTCAAGGCGGAGGCCAAGGTGCTCCGTTCTTCTTCCTGCAAATCACTCCGTAACTTCAAGGCTTCGGGGGGTTGGGCTTAAACCCCCCACTAACAATCAAAGTAAAGGAGAGTTCAATGACAGAAGCATATCGTTGCTCAAATAAGGATTGCCCGGTTGCCTTCCGGGACGTGGAGAAAGGCACAAAGAAGTGCGCCAAGTGTGGGGCGAAGGTAGTCAAGGTAGAGGTCAAAGAGGGGGACTAATCCCCCCTCTACTCCAAAAATAAGGAGGCTTTATGGAAGAGTTAAAATGGCCAGTAGATATTTGTGAATCTTGTGGCTTCAATCTCAGAGAAGCTACTCCGACGGCAAAGGAGAAATCCAACGATGCCAGTAACAGGCTTAAATGGACTGACTTCTGCCCTCAGTGCGGTAGGGGTATGTTTGTTGGCGATAGAGTTGTGCCATTACCGCCATCGGAGGTCTTAACCGAAAGGGAAGCTAAACCTGTCCTGTCCTTTTTAGAGG